ATGATGTTCGCCGCGATGCAGGCGTCCATGATCGTCCTGGCTATCGCCGTGGCGGTCATGTGCGTCACCATCATGGTCGACATCTGGATGAAATGGAGGCGGTAACATGGCAATCGGCAAAGGCCAAATCGCCGCTGACGTCCACCGCCGCATGGTCGAGGACGAGCGCTTCGGGTACTCCTGGGAGGAGCGCTGGGGCTCGAAGGACGAGAAGTGGACCGTCGACGGCGTGTCGTTCACGATGAGCGTCGGCGACTACGACTGCTCGTCGAGCTCCATCACCGCATGGAAGAAGGCGCTCACGGGCACCAAGTACGCGAGGGTGCTCGACGGGGCGTCGTACACCGGCAACATGCGCGAGGTCTTCGTAAGGTCCGGCCTGTTCGAGTGGAAGCCCATCAGCTTCATAGCAAGCCCCGGCGACCTCTACCTCAGCGAATCCAACCACGTGGCGGTCTGCCAGCGCCAAGTGCCAGACGAGCTTTCCGAGTTCAGCTGGGGAGACAACGGCGCGTACGGCAACAGGCGCGGCGACCAGAGCGGCTTCGAGTCACGGGTGAACCCGTACTACGACTACGAGCCCGATGGCTGGGACGGCATCCTGCACTACAACGGCAAGGCGGACGAGAAGTCCACCTCCTCGAAGGGGTCCACCTCACACAACACCGCCGAGAAGCGGCTCTACGGCATCGACGTGTCGAGCAACCAGCCGGAGCGCGTCGTCTCGATGGTGCCGAACGACTTCGCCATCGTGAAGATGTCGGGCAACCCGCCGGAGGACTGGCAGGGGAGGAAGCTGTCGTGGAACTTCGTCAACCCGTTCGCGAAGCAGCAGGCCGCCGATGCCGTCAAGAAGCACGGCCTGCTCGGGTTCTACCACTTCACGTACGGCATCCAGGCCGCGACCGAGGCGGAGTTCTTCGTCGAGCAGGTGAGGAAGCTCGGGTACCTCGGCAAGGCGATGCTCGTCATCGACTACGAGGACGCAGCGCTGTCAAGGGGTCAGACCTGGGTTAATGCGTTCGCCAAGAAGGTCGAGCAGCTCGCCGGTTACAAGCCCGTCATCTACGCGCAGGGGTCGGCGGTCACGGGCCAGAACCTCTTCAGCCTTGGGTACCCGGTCTGGTGCGCCAACTACAGCAGGGGCTATCAGCCGATATACGGGTACGACACGTCGGGTTGTACCATCTGGCGCGGCTGCGAGAAGTCTGCCATGTGGCAGTACACCTCCGAGGGCTACCTCAACGGCTACGGCGACGCCCTGGACTGCAACGTGTTCTTCGGGACGGCCGACGACTTCAGGGCGCTCATGGGGCCGAAGGCCCACAGCCACAGGTACCGCATCGTCAAGGCCGTGTACGCGCGCACCCAGCGCAAGATGGGCCGCAAGTACATCGTGGGCCAGCTCAAGAAGGGCGAGACCGTGGAGCTGTCCATGGTCAAGAAGGCCGACGACGGCATCACTTGGGCGCACATCTGCGACGGCAAGTTCGAGGGCAACGTACTGGCGGTGGACTTCCGCGGCGACGTGAGGGCCAAGCGAATGTGATACAATGGAATGTGCGGCCAGCATCGCAGGGGGCGGCTACTTCGACTGCTAATCGTTATTTACCGTCCCCGATACCATCTGGCCGCATCGTCTTCTAGGAGGTGCGTCATGTCATAGCAACCTAAGAGATTGGAGCAGCTATGACACGCTCGCGCAAGAAGACCCCATGCTGCCATGTCGCAGGCCATGACGGCTGGTGGAAGCGCATCTTCAACAGGAGGGTGCGCAGGAACCCCATCGACTTCGACGAGGGAGCGTCCGCCGTCCAAGACGGCATGGCCTACAGGCGGATGAACGAATCGTGGTTCATAAGCGACCTCAAGTGCGTGCACGCCACCGTGGAGGACTACTACTACCCAGGCGAGGATGAGGACGAGGCGCGCAACTGCTACGAGCACGACTACATCCGCAAGTGATATAATTGGCGCAGGACATCCTGCCCGATGCCCTAACGGCCCCGCAGGGCCACGGCTCATAGCTTCGTGCCAGAAAACGAAGCCCTCTTGGACTGCTGCGGTTAGGTCCTTGCACGCCCGCCCAGCGCGGGACGTGTTGCGAGGCCGTCAGTGACTACCATATGGCCCTCCTGGCGTCCTCAGATCGGCGAGCGCACGCGGCCCGAAACGGCGTGCACCAACCAGCGGAGTAGAGTACAGGAAACTCAGCAGGCTCATACCCTGTTGCACGCGGGTTCGAATCCCGTCTCCGCGACCAGATTGTCCGCGGACCTTCGGGCGGCCGTGGGAACGCCCGTCGGGCTTCGGCTCGGCGGGCGCTTTTTTCATGTCATGAAACCGGCGCGGGTGGTGCGTTCCTGGTGCGTTCGAACGTTCGCCAGTGTCGGACGGCATCGGATGAATGTCACTCTGAGCTGGATTTACGTCATTTTAATGTCGGATAGCTTCGGATAACGTATGCCCACGTCGGTTTCTGGCTCGATTCTACGTCATAGTGTCATTATTCGAGAATCCCCAGCTCATAAACGCGTCAAACGACGATTGGTGCGTTTTTGGTGCGTTCGCGCGCGCCCCACGCGTCGGAGACCGCCCTCGCGACGGAGTCCATGTCGTCGTGGACGTAGATGCGCGCGGGCTCGATGGAGGACCACCCGGCCCAGCGCTGAAGGTCGAACACGCTCATATGGCGCGCCATCATGGACAGGTTCGAGTGGCGCAGCTCGTGCATCGTCATGCCCGGGCATCCCAGCTTCTCGCGCGCGCCGACCTGCCCCTTGCCGCCGCGCCACCAGTTGGAGAGCGACCTCGGCGCCATCACCCCGCCCGACGCGGAGCAGCACAGCGTTGGCGCGTCGCGCAGCCCGAGCGCGTCCCTCGCGGCGCGCCACTCGGCGACCTTCGCGGCGAGCCTTTCGGGCACCGGCATGTCCCTCTTGCCGGACTCGCTCTTGGGCGGGCCGATGGAGCCGTCGGCGGCGCGGACGGTCGAGCGGACGCGCGCGATGCCGCCCGCGACCTCGTCGTCGCGCAGGGCGCACGCCTCGCCGCACCTCAACCCAAGGCACGCCATCAGGTAGAGCGCCACCGAACGACCGTCGAGCGGCAGGAGGTCCACGCGGTTGAGGAACAGCTGCAGCTCGTCGGGCGAGAGCGCGTCGCGCCCGGGCTTCTCGGCCTTCGGACGGCGCACGTGCGCCATGGGGTCATCCGCGAGCCTGCCGTCGGCTACGGCCTGGCGCATGATGGCGCCGAGCACCTGGTGCAGCCGCGCGACGGTGGACCTCTTCAGCGAGTCGCCGTGCACGGGGTTCGACGCGAGCCACGACAGCGCGCCGCGGCAGTCGTCGGGGCGTATCTCGTCCATGCGCATCGCCCCGATCGGCGAGCGGGACAGCGCGCGGACGCACGTGGACTCCCCGGCGACGGTGTTCGGCGAGAAGTCGCCCGAACCGGCGCGCCATGCGAGCCAGGACGCCGCGTACGCCCCGAACGTCTCGGCGTTGGGCACCACGCCCTCGAGCTCGGCGACCCACCGCTTCAGCTCCTTCTGGGCCTGCGAGTACGTCCCGCCGAAGCGCTTGGACTTGCGCCCCTGCTCGGTGGTGGCCCACAGCCGCCATTTCCGGCACTCGGATTTCGGCTTCTCCGAGCCGTCCTTGCGCAGCCTGTCGAGCTGCTGGATTGTCGCTCCCGTGACCTTCATGGTACAATCCACCCGTCCTCTCATCGGTTGTCTGGACGATGCCCCCGCGCTTGGTCGCAACAGGCGCGGGGGTGAGTTTTACTTATCGTCATCCTCCGGGAACGCCGAGCAAATGGCCTCGGCGATGTCCACGATGCGCTTCCTGCCGAACTCGGAGCTCTCGCGGTAGAGCTGAATCAGGCGGCGCTCTTTCTTCGTCAGTGTCATGTTGTACTGAATCGACGGATTATCTGATTTGTAGAGAAGGTAGTCTACCGACACTCCGAACTTGTTCGCAATTTTAGAAATCGTTCCAGCGTTCGGTAGGTTAATCTCCTGCTCATAATTTCTGTAAGCCGACAAACTCACGCCAAATTCTCTGGCGGCATCCACCTGCGTGAACTTGACGCCTTCTCTTTTCTCGTATTCGCGCCTGACTGCGCCAATTCTGTTCGGAGCCTTGCTCATTCCAACCATCCTCCATAACTACTAAATAAGTAGTACCAAAAATATGTCATAAAAATCAAGTTTCTCGTACCAGAATACCATTTTTATGGTAGTATGACGCCACGAGGTACTAGAAATTAAGTAGTTTGGAGTGACTAAAGTGACTCACTATAACCTAGCATCTGAAAGAAAGCGCATCGGAATGACGCAAAAGCAGCTGAGCGACGAGCTCGGATGCGACATCAAAACAATCGGCAAATGGGAGAAGAACATTTCAACAATGCCGAGCGAATTGGCTATCAAGGCAGCTTCTCTTTTCTGCTGCTCTCTCGATTATCTGATGGACTTGACGGAGGAACGGGTTCCGAAGTCCACCTAATCTACCGCATCACGGCCTGGGACGCCGTTAAACTCATCCGCCCCATCTGAACGGCGTCGGCTGGCACCTCGCAAACTCGGCCAGCTGGCGTCCAGGTGCGCGCCGCCCGGAGGGGGAAACGGGTGGCGCTCGCCCGGACGCCATGCGCGTCACGCACCTTGAAAGACGGATACGGGACTACGGCGGACGGCTTCGGCGGCGGGGCAATCGCTTTCCAACCGGACAACGGAGTTCGCATCGCGCAACCGCAATGTTACCGCATCGGTCCCGTGTCCGTCGCACCTTCTCAGACGAATCGACGCGCGCGGTAGGTCCCGCGACGCGCCCCCGCACATCGAGGCGGGTTATCAGACGCAAGCAGGGTGGCCGCCCGACTGGGCGCACGATCGCGCATGCTCATCACCTCCTTTCCATGCGCGCCGACCCTCGGGCCGAGGATGCGCTTCATCCATACAGGCATCTTCACGCCTCCGAGGCCGGGCAAGGGCGGCGGCTGCGCCCAACCGGGCGGTCACCCGACACGAGCAGGAAGGAGGCCGAATGCTGCTGACCGTGGACAGGTACTGCGAGCTGGTGTACGGCGAGCAGGCGATGAAGGACGCGAAATCCAAGAAGAGCAAGAGGGACACGGTGTCGAGGATGTGCCGCGACGGCGTGCTCAACGCGAGGAAGGCGGGTAGGCGATGGCTGATAGAGCTGTGAAGAGGGCGACGCCGCGCAGCTGGCACTGCAACGGCGTCAAGACGCATATCGGCGCGAGCCGACAAGACAGGCCAATTGTAGCACAGGCCGACGAGTGGGAGCGCGGGACGCGCTGGGCGGGAATCGCCCTCGTCCTGATGTTCGCGTTCCTGACGTTCGGGGCGGTGGTGCTCGGATGGTGATGAGGGACACGGGCGCGGTCCACGTCATGCCGCGTGCGCTCGGCGAGGCCGTGGACAGGCTGTACGAGAGCGCCGTGGCCGAGGGCTACAGATCCATCTTCGTGTCGAAAATCTTGGACGACGAGATGGTCCACCTGTTCGACTGCGACGGCGGCGACCTGTACATCATCCGCAGGGGGCACGAGTGGCACGTCTTGGAGTTTGAGCTGATGGACGATGAGAACACTTACGAAAGGGGAGACGATGATCGATGAGGTGTACGAGGCCGAGGTGATCGACGACGCCCCGCGCGAGCTGGACGACGTCGGGAAGCTCGCGGTGGCCCAGGCGCTCTACAGCAAGGTGGGCGAGATGGTGTCCACCAAGACGCCCGGCAACCTGCGCGACAGGGTGAGCAGGCGCTACGTCGAGCTGTTCGAGCAGACGGGCGCGAAGAGCTTCGAGGTGCGGCTGTTCGGCGGGAAGGTCGGCACGTTCAGCGTGGCCACGGCCAAGCCCGTCGAGCCCGTGAAGCGCGTCGCGCTCGACGTGGTGGACGAGGAGGCGTTCGACAGGTGGGCCGGCGAGAACGGCTTCACGCGCACGGTCTACGACTGGGACGCCATATACGCGCGGTTCGACGAGACGGGCGAGGTGCCCGAGGGCTGCGAGCCGCGCGTGGAGATAACGCCCGGCAAGCCCGGCGGCGAGGTGAAGTCCACGTCGCTACGGCTCGACTACGACGCGGTCGAGGCGGCGGTGGGGCCGCAGATCGAGGGCGTGAACGCGCTGTTGCTCGGGGAAGGTGAGGAAAGATGGGATTCATGATAACGAGGGGGACGGTGAGCAAGCCCGTGAAGTGCGTGCTGTACGGCGTCGAGGGCATCGGCAAGACCACGTTCGGAGCATCATGGCCCGACGCGGTGTTCATCGACGTCGAGGACGGCTCTGGCCACTACGACGTGGCGAGGCTGCCGCGCCCGACGAGCTGGCTGGCCCTCATCGAGGAGGTCGAGGCGGCCGCAAGGATGCCCGAGGTCGGCACGCTCGTCATCGACACGGTCGACGCCGCCGAGGCGCTGTGCGTCACGCGCGTGCTGGAGAAGCACAAGGCGGTGGGCATCGAGTCGGTCGGCGGCGGCTACGGCAAGGGCTACACGTACCTGGCCGAGGAGTTCGCGAAGCTGTTCGCGGCGCTCGACAACGTGGTGGCGGCTGGGAAGAACGTGCTCGTCATCGCCCACGCGCAGATAAAACGTTTCGCTGCGCCCGACGAGATGGGCGAGTACGACCGCTGGGAGCTGAAGCTGCAGAAGAAGGACGCGCCCATCGTCAAGGAGTGGTGCGATCTGCTGCTGTTCGCCAACTACAAGAACGACGTGATGGTGAGCGACGACGGCAAGAAGGTCAAGGCCAGCGGCGGCAAGAAGCGCGCCATGTACGCGACGCACGCCGCCGCCTACGACGCGAAGAACCGCCTGGGGCTGCCCGACTCGATGCCGTTCGAGTTCTCGGCCATCGCGGGCAAGGTGCCGAGCGGGCCGCCCACCGACGAGCAGCTCGTCAAGATGGAGGACGCGGCGGCAAGGCGCGCGGCGGAGCGGACCGACACGCCCGTGATGCCGCTCAGGCTCGAAGAGGTCACCGAGCCCGAGATCATGCAGCTCCACCAGCTCATGGCCGACTACGGCGTGAACGAGGCGCAGCTGCGCGACGCGGTCGGGTCGATGAAGAACAACAGCTACACCGACGCGACGCCCATTTCCGACTACAGCATGAAGTTCGTGGGCAACCTGCTCAAGCACTGGGAGAAGATCGTCGCCACCGTGAAGGAGCGCGGCGACGTCTACGGAGACGACATACCGTTCTAAGGAGGCCATATGGCAAACGAACAGTACGAGATACTCGATTGGGACGTGGAGCTCGACGAGGGCGACGATTCGAGCGGCTTCAAGCTGCTCGACGAGGGCTACTACCCGTTCACGGTCGTGAACGCGAAGAAGGGCTTCACGAACGGCAAGCCGAGCTACCCGTGCGTGGACCTGTCGCTGAAGGTCGGCGTCGGGCCCGACTCGGCCACGGTGAGCGACCGCATCGCGATGCACTCGGGCATGAAGTGGAAGCTCGCGCAGCTCGCCGTGTGCCTGGGCGTGCGCAAGCACGGCGAGCGCAAGTCGTTCAACCCAGCCGAGACCAAGGGCATGGGCGGCTGGCTGGAGATCGAGCACCGCGAGTTCGAGTACACGCGCGGGGAGAAGGCAGGCGAGACGGGGCTTGCGAACAACGTGGCGCGCTACCTCGACCCCGACGACGCGCCCGCCGACGGCAGGCCCGTCATCAAGCAGGGCGGCGGCGACGCCGAGGAATCATGGGAGTGAGCCTGAGGGGCTACCAGGAGGACGCGGTGAGCGCCGTCCGCGACGAGTGGGCGTCCGGCAACAGGGCCACCCTGCTCGTCCTGGCGACGGGCACGGGCAAGACGGTCATCTTCAGCGACATAGCGCGCAGGTGCGTGGAACGCGGCAACGGCGTGCTCGTGCTCGCCCACCGCGGCGAGCTGGTCGACCAGGCCGCCGGCAAGCTGGCGGGCATGCTCGGCGTCGAGAGCGTCCCGGTCGAGAAGGCGTCCAGGCACTGGGACGACCACGGCACGTGGGACGGCATGGCGTGCGTGGCGTCCGTCCAGACGCTGCAGGGAAGGCGGCTCGACGAGTTCCCGCTGGAGTCGTTCAAGGCCCTCGTCGTGGACGAGGCCCACCACGCGGTTGCGGCGTCGTACAGGCGCATCATCGACCGCCACAAGGCCGCGGGCGGCTACCTGCTCGGGGTGACAGCAACCGCGGACCGCGCAGACAGGCGCGGGCTCTCGGAGGTGTTCGACTCCATAGCCTACGAGTACCCGCTCGCGCGCGCCGTCGCGGACGGCTACCTGGTGCCCATAACCGCCAAGTGCATACCGCTCCGGATCGACCTGGGCGGCGTGAGGGTGTCGCACGGCGACTTCCAGGCGAACGACCTCGGGAGCGCCCTTGACCCGTACCTGCCGGAGATAGCGCGGGTCATGGCCGCCGAGTGCGCGGGGCGCAAGACCGTGTGCTTCCTTCCGCTCGTGGCCACGGCAAAGCGCATGGCCGACGAGCTGAACGCAGCGGGGCTCCGAGCCACGTGCGTGAGCGGCTACGACACGCCAGAGGGGCGCGAGCGCGGCAAGCGGATGTTCCGCGAGGGGGAGTACGACGTGCTGTGCAACTCGATGCTGTTCACCGAGGGCTGGGACGAGCCCGCCGTAGACTGCGTCGTGGTGCTGCGCCCCACCAAGTCGCGCAGCCTCTATTGCCTGGACGAGCAAACAGAAGTCCTAACCCGTGAAGGCTGGAAGAAAGACGTTGAAATAGGCGAGGAAGTCTTGGCTTTCGATAAAGACACAGGCGCTACAAGGTTCGTGCCGACGCTTGCGAAAGTACGCAGACCGCTTGAATCTGATGAGTTCTTCTGCTCAATCAAGGGGCAATCGACCGACATTCGCGTGACCAACCATCATCGGATGATCTACGACCACAAGAGGCGCACAGGCTGGAAATTCAAGGAAGCGCAAGACCTTGCAAAACTAAAGGATGGCGCGTATCTACCCGTGTGCGGCGTAACGAATCATTTTCCTGGAGTACCACTTACAGATGCGGAACTGACTTTTATCGGATGGGTTATGACTGACGGAACCATCAACAAGTCGAACAATGCCATAACCATAACGCAGAGTTCGCATCAAGTCGAATACTGCGCCGAAATCGAAGAGTGCATCAAAGGCTGCGGTTTTAAGTTCGGGAAGCAGATACGCAAGAGGACGAAAGAAGAAACCCATTTCAACGTCAACAGCGACCTGGTCGTATGGACTATCTCAAAAGGAAAGCCACGTGGCAGGGACAAGCATCTTACCGGCTGGGCAAGACTCGAACCGTGGCTGTCAAAAGATTTGAGCCCGAAGCTGTTTGATATGACTTCAAAGCAGTTTTCGGTCATGCTCGAAGCCATTTACCACGGAGACGAAAACAAGAGCTGGAAATCGACCTACCACATCGGCAAGGGCAACAAGACATTTATTGAGCGCTTGCAGATTATGGGTATCCAACGTGGCTACAGGGCCAGCGTTTCGATTGAGAGAGCCAATGAAGTCAGGAAATCTGACCTCTGGTATCTGCATATCAAGAAGACCGAGTTCGTAAAAGTCGGATCCATATCCGAAAAGCATTCAACATGGACCGAAGAGCCACATACCGACGAGATGTGCTGGTGCGTCGAGAACGAACTCGGAACGCTCGTAACGAGACGTAATGGCAAGGTTGCAATCGTAGGGAATTGCCAGATGGTTGGACGCGGGACCCGCCTATCACCTGGCAAGGAGCGGCTGCTGCTGCTCGACTTCCTGTGGATGACCGAGCGCCACGACCTGGCGCGCCCCGCGTCGCTGCTCGGCAAGGAGCCGCGCGTCGCCGAGATCATGGCCGAGAGGGCCGAAGACGGCGGGGAGTGGGACCTGCAGGAGCTGGCCGAGGAGGCCGAGAGGGACGCGAGGGCCGAGCGCGAGGCGGCGCTCGCCCGCGAGCTGGCCAAGCAGCGAAAGAAGAAGAAGAAGCTCGTCGACCCGCTGCAGTTCGCGACGAGCATCCAGGAGCTCGACCTGTCGGACTACGTGCCGACGAAGCTCTGGGAGTTCGGCGACGTGACCGAGAAGCAGCGCGAGACCCTTGAGAAGTTCGGGGTGGACGGCTCGACGTGCGAGAACGCGGGGCAGGCGTCGCTGCTCATAGACGCGTGCTTCAGGCGCGTGGACAGCGGGCTCGCGACGGCCAGGCAGATACGCTGCCTTGAGCGCGCGGGGTTCGAACACGTCGGCACGTGGGGCATCGACGCGGCGAAGGCCGTCATCGGCAAGCTCGCGGCGTGCAGCTGGAACACGTGGATGCTCAGGCAGCGCTACGGCATCGACCCCGCGACGTACGACCCGAGGAAGGAGGGTGCGGAATGATGGAGGCGACATCGACCATATGCAACGTGTGCGTCGTGGTGAACGCGGAGGGCGTTCCCGTCGGCGTGTGCCCGACGGTGTTCGACGCGACCGCGTTCGCGCGGTGCCTGGGGTTCGACGCGCCCATCGAGGCAATAAGGACGGTCCCCGTCATCGAGTTCGCGCGCGGCGAGTGGGTGCGCCATGAATAGGGGCTACGACCTGCTCGACGCGCTCGCGGCCATACCGCCGGACGTGCACTACGACGAGCACCTGGCCGTCGGGCAGGCGCTCCACCACGAGGGCTACGGCGTCGAGGCGTGGCGGGACTGGACGGCGGGGTGCGCGCAGCCCGACCACGCGAAGCGGCTCAGGGAAATAGACTACAAATGGGGCACGTTCGGCAACAACGCCGGCAGCCCGGTCACGGGCGGCACCATCGTGAAGCTCGCGCGCGACCACGGCTGGACGCCGGGCGGCAGCCCGGCGAAGGCGTACGAGGTGCTCCCGTGGGACGTGACGTTCTACGAGGACGACGACGAGCCCCCCATAGTGGACGCGTCGAGCGTGAGCGAGCACGACGAGCTCGTGTCCCCGGTGTACGGGGACGGGCACGCCCTCGACGAGCTGAGGGACTACCTCATGGCGCTATTCGACGAGGGCGACACAGTGCGCTACGTGCTCGACGCGACCGCAGGCGACGACGGGAGGATGAGACCTGGCGTCGGCGTGTACAAGCGCACGGCGGGCGACCTGCTGAAATCGATCGAGAAGGCCAAGTCGCTCGACGACGTGGTGGGCACGCTCGACGACGCGGTGGGCGCCTACATATGCATCAACCCGCTCGACGGGGAGTACATCGGAAACAAGAACGTCGCGAGCTACCGCCACGCGCTCGTGGAGTCCGACGACATGGAGCGCGGCAAGTTCGCGGCCATCGTCAAGCAGCTCAACCTGCCCGTCGTGGCCATGGTTGACTCGGGCAACAAGAGCCTGCACGCCATCGTCAAGATAGACGCCGACGACGCCAGGCAGTACGCCGAGCGGGTGCGCGTGCTCTACGAGAGGTGCGAGCGCAACGGCATCGCCATCGACAAGGCCAACAAGAACCCGTCGAGGCTCTCGCGCATGCCCGGCGCCGTGCGCAACGGCAAGCGCCAGTTCCTCGCGGGGCTGCGCCAGGGCGCGGGCGACTGGGAGGAGTGGGAGGCGTGGTACGCCGAGGAGACCGACGAGCTGCCCGAATCGGTGCCGCTCGACAGCATGCTCGGCGACAACCTGCCGCCGCTCAAGCCGGCGCTCATCGACGGACTCCTGCGCGTCGGCCACAAGATGCTCGTGAGCGGCCCGTCGAAGGCGGGCAAGAGCTTCGCGCTCATCAACCTGTGCATAGCGTTCGCCGAGGGCTTAAGGTGGTTCGGCTTCACGTGCCGCAGGTCGAGGGTCATGTACGTGAACCTGGAGCTCGACGGCGACAGCTGCATCAACCGCTTCAACGACATATACGGCGCGCTCGGCATCGAGCCCGCGCACGCCGGGAGCATCGACGTGTGGAACCTGCGCGGCAAGGCCGAGCCCATGGGCAGGCTGCTGCCGAAGCTGGTGCGCCGGTGCCTGAAGCGCGGCGTCGAGGTGGTCGTAATCGACCCGATCTACAAGATCTCCGTAGGCGACGAGAACAACGCGGGCGACATGACCGCGTTCGCCAACCTCTTCGACGCGCTGTGCGACCAGGCGGGCGTGAGCGTCATCTACTGCCACCACCACAGCAAGGGCTTCCAGGGGCAGAAGCGCTCGATAGACCGCGCGTCCGGTTCGGGCGTGTTCGGGCGCGACCCGGACGCCATACTCGACCTCGTGGAGCTCGACGCGGGACCGGGCATGAAGTGGAAGCGCGTACAGGACAAGGTGTGCGCCGCGTGCGCCGACGCCGTTGCCGCCGAGGGCGGGGCCGCCACATGGGCCGAGCTGCCCGATACCGGGCGCGCCATAGCGGCCAACGCCGAGCAGAACGCCTACGACATGCTCGACGCCGAGCACGGCGCGAGGCTGCACGAGCGCGTCGAGGAGCTGAAGGAATCCCAGGACTCGCTCACGGCATGGCGCGTCGAGGGCACGCTGCGCGAGTTCCCCCACTTCCAGCCCGTCAGCGCGTGGTTCGACTGGCCGCTGCACGTCATCGACCCGGCGCTCGCCGAGTGCGGCGAACTCGGCGCAGAGGAGCCGCGCGGCAAGCGCAAGGGCAAGGGCAAGCAAGATGGCGACGTCAAGCCCCATGGGGAGATGCTGGAGGATTCCGAGGAATTCTACCGCGAGGCGAACAGGGCAATCGCCGCGGCGGTCGAGGCGTGCGGAGTCGACGGCGTGGAGCCGACGCGCAAGAACATACACAGGCGCATCGGCAACGTGAACGGGAAGACACCGACTTACCGACAGGTGAGCAGGTGGACCGAAGCCGGCAAGAAATGGGCCGAATGGGTGCCGGGACGCTACGCCGAGGACAGCACGCGAAACGAGAAGATCATCGTCAGGAGGCCCTCGGATGGCGATTAGCGAAATCCTCCCATGGGGGGCTTTCCCCGACAAAGCGCGGAAGGGGAACGCTTTCCTTGGGAAGCTTTCCGCGATTCCCCCCTATACGCGCGCGAGAGGGAGGGAAGGAAAGCATTCCCGATTCCTTCCCCCGTGGATTCCCCCCGCCTCCCTCGCGTGCGCGCGTAGGGTAGCGGGAAGCTATACCGTCCTCAATTCCGCCCTATTTACCCCTGTGGGGGTAAATCCGCAAGCGGCAAAGCATGCGCCTTGCCTGGGGGCGGCTGAAAGCCCGCCGCCCCCGGAAGTGCAAGCGTTGCGTGATTACCCGCGCGAGAGAAGGAGTGAAAAAAAATGGAAGAGATGCGGATGTGCCCGCTGACGCAAAGGAAGTGCTTCAACGACGGGGCGCCGGAAATCTGCTGCGCATGGTCCGAGGACGGCGATTGCATTGCGAGACAGGCGCTAAACGCAATCACGAGGCTTGGAGACGCAGCTAGCTATTTCGGCGAAGCAGACGCGACGATGTGCCTCAGCGGAGACATCAACACGTACGAGCAGAACTAGGAGCGAAAAGATGGACCAGATCGAGATAACGGCCAAGATGGCCAAGACGAGCATCGACGCGAAGAAGGCCGTCATCACGTTGGAGCTCGAATATGACTCGTGGGGCCAGATACCGGCGCTCGCGAGGATGACGGGCCAGAGCGTGAACGTGGTGCTCTACCCGTCGCAGACGTCGATGGACGTGTGACGATGGCCGACAGCTACCACTTCTTCATGGCGATCGAGAAGCCGCCGAAGGCCACGAAGCAGGAGCACCAGGTATCGTGCGTCATCGACGTCGCGACGGGCAGGCCCGTGCCGAGGTTCCACCCGTCGAGGGCGTGGGCCGACGCCGAGTCGCTGCTCCGCGCGCACCTTGAGCCGCACCGCCCGGCCAAGCCGATCGAGGGCGGCGTGATGCTCGACGTGACGTGGTGCTTCCCGAAGGGCGGCCACGCCGACGGCGCGCCGTACCTCGCGAGGCCCGACACCGACAACCTCGACAAGGGCCTGAAGGACGTCATGACCGAGCTCGGGTGGTGGAAGGACGACGCGCAGGTGTTCAGCGAGCACGTCACGAAGGTCTACGGGCGCGTGCCCGGAATCCGCATCGACATCGAGGAGGTGTGACATGGCGCTATCGACGACCGAGAAGGCAGATGTCGCCGCCGAGCTCAACGCGCTCATGGCGGAGGAGCGCCCGACGCCGACCGACCACTTCACGGCACGCGGGACGCACGAGGGTTGCGGCGAGTGCTGCTCGCGGTTCCTGCCGATGCGCCCGCACGAGGCCGTGAGGCTGCGCATGGCGGCGCTCGCGGCCGGGTGGCGCGAGGAGCCGGGCGACGTGCTCGACATGACGTGCCCGCTGCTGACCGACGACAAGCTGTGCTCGGTCTACGACGCGAGGCCTGCGATCTGCCGGGCGTACAGCTGCGCGGAGCACGCGCGCGGGGACTTCCGCGCGATGCACGCGGCGATGCCGGAGGGCAGCGCGGGAGCGAGGCTCTACGACGTGCGCGAGCTGTTGGAGCAGCCGCGCATGCGGGAGCTCTCGGAACGGCTAGACGGCGAATGGACAGAGCGCGACCGCCTGCGCGAGGCGGCGATGGAGCGCATCGGCTGGACGGGAGGCGCTGACGAATGACGCACGACAGGATGACCGACATGGGCGCGGCCTCGTGGCGGCGCCTGGCCGACGGAACGCTCGTGAACGTCCCGAAGGAAGACGAGCCGCACGTCTGCGAGATCGTCACCGAGCGCGGCGAGTCGCGCAGCCACGTGTTCGTCACGGCGGCGGGCGACCGCGTCCGCTCCGTGACCGTGGACGGCGAGCGGTGGACCCGCCCCGCGCCGCACGACTGGGACGTGGGGCTGACGGACTAGGGCTTGCGTGAGGGCGCGTTTCGCGCTCGGACGGGTACTGACTAGGGTTCGCGCGTCAACGTGGCTCTGCCAAGTCATGACATGCCTTAAACGACGAAAAAACCAGGAGGACAGGACGATGATTGTCGAAATCGAAGGCGCCCCCTTCCGAATCTCGGGGGAGGACGCCGACTGGCAAATCCAGTACGAGCATCGCCGCAAGGACGGGAAAAGCACCTGGGACGGGAAATACTTCTTCTCGTCGCTGGAGCACGCCGTCGTGAAGGCCGCCGACCTGCTGAAGCGCAAGTCGCCCAAGAAGGCCAGGTCCATCGCCGAGGCGGTGGAAGAGGTGCGGCGCATCGACGCGCTCATGGTCGAGGCGGTCGAGAGGGCGGTGGGCGCATGACGGACGCGGCGCTCAGGAGAGCGCGCCAGGAGACGGGCGACCTGCGGGCGCAGGTGGACAGGCTCAAGGAGCTGAACGGCGCGCTGTGCGCCGAGGTCAACGAGAAGGCCGACCGCATCGGGAAGCTGGAGGCGCTCGCGCTGCACCAGCACATCTGCCTGGACAGCCGCATGTCGTGCGACCAGTGTGAGCTGAGGCCGTGCAACCTCAGGCAGAGGGCGGCCGAGCTGCTGGGCCTCGGCAGCTGAGCGGCTGCGAAGCACGGCGAGGCGAGGCTGAGGCCCAGCATGGCGTGGCAATGCCGAGCGAGGGCAAAGCATCGCCATCCCCTGCTTGGCGGATGCGAAGCGATGCATCGCTGGGCAACGGCAAAGCGCCGGCAGGCAATGCAACGCGGGGCGGCGGCAGGGCACTGAGTAGCAACGCAACGCGACGGCAAAGCTCGGCTGGGCAAGGCTTTGCGACGGCAAGGCTTAGCTGAACTAAGCACGGCGTCGGCAGGGCTTAGCAATGGGTCGCGACGGCATGGCGCTGCAAGGCTGCGGCACAGGTTAGCTGAGCGGGGCGGCGGCTAAGGTGGGCGACGCACGGCTATGGCAAAGCAAGGCTGGGCTAAGCACGGCGGCGGCTATGCGAGGCCAGGGCAGGCAGGGCGACGGCATTGCCGTGAACGGCGTTGCGCAGCGAGGGCAAAGCACACCAACGCAGGGCTAAGCAAGGCCGAGCGACGGCACAGCACTGCGGAGCATGGCGCGGCAGCGGCAAAGGCGTGCTCGGCATGGCGGCGGCTAGGCTTGGCGGAGCAGTGCGTTGGCGATGCGATGCGCGGCGCGGCGATGGCAAGGCATTGCGCCACCTCGCTGGGCACGGCGGCTGCATAGCGCCGGGAGGCAGGGCGGCGGCGTAGCTTTGCAAGGCCGCGGCAAAGCATGGCGGCACTTGGCATTGCGAAGGCGAAGCAAGGCAATACAACGCAGGGGCATTGCGCTGCAAAGCTTGGCACCGCGAAGGCAGAGCAAGGAAACGCAAGGCGGCAGCGTGGCGAGGCGGTCCTTGGCACGGCGGCGGCATGGCAGAGCGCAGCATAGCAGAGCGAGGCGGAGGCTTAGCGTGACAGCGCGATGCCGGGCCGGGGCGGCGGACGAAAGACGAGAAAGCACACTGACAACCGAGAGAGGACGAAAAACCATGGCTTACAAGAAGCTGAAGGTCGAGATCGAGTTCATCGAGCCGTTGCTTGGCACGGCGAGCGCGAACCCCGACATCCACAGCGAGTACATCGCGAGCAAGGCCGCGGACGACGAGGAGGGCGAGTTCAACCGCCGCTCCAAGGACGCCAAGATGGCCGAGGAGATAGCGGCGATCGGCGTCGAGGGCGCGCAGGGGAAGGCGATGACCGTCTTCGCGCGCATGGACGACGGCGAGACGCCCTGCATCTGGGACTACCACGTAAAGGGATACTTCAAGGACGCGTGCAAGATGCTGAAGAAGTCAGACGGCACGAAGAGCAAGTCGCTCAAGGCCTACAAGCAGGAGATCGACGGGCTCGTGCACGTGTTCCCACGCAAGATCGCGCTGAGGCTGCCGGAGGGCGCGGGCGTCGGCGAGGTCGGCAAGCTGGAGCGCCCGCTGAGGGCGTCCACCGCCCAGGGCGAGCGCGTGTGCCTGTCGTCGAGCGAGACCGTGCCGGAGGGCACGACAGCCGAGTTCGAGGTCACGCTGATGCGCGACGCCCTCGTCGACTACGTGAAGGAGTGGCTCGACTACGGCGAGCTGCGCGGCATGGGCCAGTGGCGCAACGCCGGCTGGGGCCGGTTCATGTACCGCATGACCGAGGTGGAGTCGTGACGGGCGGCTGGGCCGCGTTCGCGGCGGGCATGGCGCTCGGCGGGCTCGTCGGGGCGCTGTCGATGGCGTTTTGCCGGGCGTCCGGCGACGCGTCGCGCGCCGAGGACGGCTGGGTGTGGCCCGTGCGCTGTCGCGACTGCAGGCACTACGAGACGGAGGACTGCACGTGCAGGCTCAGGGCGTACGCGTGGGAGAGGCGCGTGCCGGGGTTCTACTGCGCGTCGGGCGAGAAAAGGGAGGACGACCGATGAAGAAAGCGATCGCGACCGCGCTGGCAATCGCGCTGGCGCTGCCCGTGTGCGCATGGGCGAACGATTACGAGGACTATGACGAGTGGATAGCCGACGAGCCGACGTACGCCGACGACGCGGCCTGGGTCACGCCCGAGGAGTTCCAGGAGCTTGGCGTCGTCTACGCGGACGACGGCACCTGGTTCACGTACTACAACGACGAGGACGCGCCCGAGGGCTTCGACGGCTACCTGGACGAGCAGGGCGTGTGGCGCGACTGGGACGGCTACATCGCGGTCGCCGCCGAGTGGTGGCAGCACGGCGAGCTGGTAGAGACGCCGCTCGGCTGGGGCCGCGTGTACGACATCTGCCCGAGCGGGGCGGTTGACGTGTGGACGTGTTGGGGGTGATTGCCATGAGCGGATTGGAAGTCAGCCCGTGCATCTGCGGCGGGGCCGTCGTAATCAGGCAGGTTTGCGCCGACGAGTACCGAGTCGAATGCACGGTATGCGACAGGCGCACCAGCGCGCTACCGCTAGAGGAAGCGGTGGGCGCATGGAACGAAGAGCAAGGCAGGCAGGACACGTGGCCCGAACTGTTCGACGAGTTCAAGAACTACTTCTGCCGTGGATGGTGCAACTACTACGACTACTGCTGCGAGAGCGCGAGCGAATGCAGCGTATACGGCTACAGGAAGAGGGCCGAGAGATTGAGGGGAGGGGCTTAAGATGGCGGCGATTAACGCGCTCGCGACGCTGCGCAAGCTCGTGAAAGGCGTCGGCGAGCCAGACGAGCTGGGAATCAGCGCGCTGTATTTCACGCCGAGCGAGAAGGAGCTGTTCGTCGGGTTGGCCGACAAGATTCAAGCCGAGGTCGACGAGCGGTTCATGGAGCTACCGACGGCGGCGGACGGGATTCCAATCCGCCCGAAGGAGGAGCTTTGGAACAAGGACACTGGCGAGCACGTGGAGGCCGAGCATGTCTACGCCGTGAGCAGCACGCGCGTTTACATCTGGGAGGAAGGCCCGAACAAGGCGCATGGGATTTTCGGCAGCTACCCCGACTATTACGTTCACGCCAAGCCGCGCACGGTTGAGGACGTGCTACGCGATGTATGGAAGGAAGCCCTCGACTACGCGAAGAGCGACATATGGCGCAACCCCGACGAGGTGTTCGCGGAACGCGCCGACGAAATACGCAAGCTGATGGGAAAGGGGACGTTATGAGCTACAGGACGTTGGAGGAGAGGTTCCTGGCCGACTACGAGCGGCTAGAAACCGAGAACGCCGAGCTGAGGAAGAAGCTCGAAGAGACGCTGGCAGAGATGGCCGACAAGCGCACGAACATTGTGCTCGACAACGCTGTCAGGAAGGCGGGGCGCGAGAAGCTGTTCAGAGACTGCACGTGGGCGTGCCGCTCCGACATGAAGGACGGCTTCGACGCATGGTGCTTGGACAGGACGTACGTGCCGCCCCAGGGCGTGAGCAAGGGCGAGTTCATCGAGTACTTCGCCGACGAGTTCGAGCAGCTGTGGGAGCAGGAGTACGACGGGGAGTGATGGACATGGCAGAGATCAAGGCGCTTGACGAGTTGCGTGAATGGGCTGAGCAGTTCTGCTCCATGGGCAAGCACGACCCGCTCATGTTCGCCGACAAGATACAGGCGGAAGTGGACGAGCGGTTCATGGAGCTGCCGCTGGACGGCAACGGCGTACCGATTCGCGTGGGCGATGTGGTTGCGGAGAAGCCGTTTCGCCCGAAAACGGGAGAGAAACCAGCAGAGGTCGTGTGCATGTTGCTCAACTCAGACGGCTGGGCAATCGGTGATTGCGACCCGCGCGGGCATTGGTATGGGCCGTTGCAGCTCGAACACGTCAAACCGCGCACCATCGAGGACGTGCTGACCGACCTGACGAACGAAGTTGCGAAACAGGGCCACCAAATCGGGTTGACCGCAGGCGAAATCATCGCAAAGTACGCCGACGAGATACGTGAGCTGGCGAAGGAGGGGAAGTGATGACCGACGGCAAGATAGATGCAGCGATAGCGGCGATGGTAATGGGCAGGCGCGTCATCTTCGTCTGCAAGGACATGCGCGTTGCTGGCGAAAAGTTCCAAGAAGCGATTCGCCGATGCGACGCGCTAGGCGTGGATTACTGGGCGAGGAAAACCAACGGGAACCTACGCATCGATTCAGGCGAGGGCGGCATTCGCTTCACGTCATCGCGTGCAGAGCTGCGCGGTTGCTCGTGCGACGTTTTGGTAATGGACGAATTTGCTGCGTACCGTGATTGGATCGGGCCGCTCGAAGCGATTGCGGAAGAGGCGATACACGATGACCGATAGCAAAGCGACCGAGAAGCCTGTAAGCGGAATGCGCTGTTGGGATATCGAGTACGTGAAGGCCGAATGCCCTCATTGCGGCATGGAGGTCAAGGTAAAACCCGACGAGCTTTGGACCGAAGCGCTTTGGCACTCCGAGCAATTCGAACAGGAATGCGATTGGTGCTACAAGTACTTTTGGATCGAGGTGGATGACGATGACCGATAGCAACGCGATCAAGCCGCGCCATAGCAAGCGTGTGACTGACTGTATCGATTTGATGATGGCGAAAAAGCATGGGCAGATGACCGATAGCAACGCGACCGAGCTGCAAAAGCTGCTAGACGCTCTCGAAGGATGCTGCGAGACGTGCGACCATTCTCGCTGCGTGACGCAGTTCGCGTACAGATGTGGACATGATTTTATGCATTATGACGCAAGCGGAATGACGCGTAACAAATGTCCACATTGGGAACCTGCAATGGCGCTCTCAAGGCTGTACGGCGTCAGCCGTTGCGCACCGACGCCCGAATACATAAGGCAGCACGCCATGGAAAGGGCGAAGTGGAAAGGAGTTGCGTGATGACCGACAACACCGCGACCGACGAGCTGCGCCGCATGCTGAGGGAGCGCGGCGTGGAGTACAGGACCGTCGACTTCGGCCTCCACGACACGAGGACCGATTGGGAGTTCGGCGACGGGGGAGCGGCGTCCTTCAGGCAGATGTTCGCAGGCGACGAGACCATGTTCGCGATGAAGAGCGACGGGGTGTGCGTCGCGCCGACGCGCGCAATCGCCATGACGCTGGGGCGCGAAAAGAACACAGACGGGCTACCAACGGGGCTGACCGTGTCAGACGACGGCATGCTCCTCAACTGGCGCGGCGAGAACTACGTCAGGCAATCGGGCGAGACGGTGGAGCGCGGGACGTGCAGGTGGGTATGGAACGAGCTGTGGGACGACACCGACGCTGGCCGCGAGTGCATGTACGCGAACTGGGTGCTCGACTGCGGGTGCTGGTCTGGGTGGGACGAGCGCTTCAGCGAGTTCGACGACTACGGGAGCAAGCCAGAGGGCATCAACTTCTGCGAGCGCTGCGGCAGGGAGGTGAGGCGATGAGCGATTACCCGAAAATCCGCGACCTCGACGGCGTGTACTTCCGCGTGGAGCGCGGCGGGAGGTACAAGGCCATCTGCTGGTCGGACTTGACCGACGAGGAGCGCGAGCAGATGGGCGACGGCAGGCCGACCGAATGGTGGCGCAGCATGGCGCTCATCATGACGAGGCAGCTCAGGCACATTGGCGACGAGCTGGGCATCGTGTTCGAGAGCGACGAGGAGGACTGACATGGACAAAAGCTGTGAGAACTGTTTGCAGGCGCTCTACATCGGCGAGGGGGATTACATCTGCGACGTGGACGGCTGCGAG